AAATGGGGTTTAAGATACCCCCGTCCGTATACTGTACCATGATTGGTGAATACATTTTAGCTAAAGGTCAGCGTGAGCAATTGTCGCTTAAAGCTACCGCAGAGCGTCGTGATGTAACTCGCAAGAAATCTGATCTGGTAGACGAACTGTTTAAAAGCGGGACAGGTTTTGAGGCTATGCCTTTGGATACCGTTCTTGAGTACGCAGAAGCAGATGTTGTTTCGTGTGCAGAGATCTTTTCAGAACAACAGAAAGACTTTGCCCAGGAAAGCAATCAGTCACTGGGTAGTATTGTGGTCCTGATGAACGAGATGCTTTTGTTTCTGGTTGAGATTGAACGCAACGGTATCAAGGTTGATCTGGATGTATTGGAAGGTATTAAGCAAGAGTTCCTTGCCGAGCAGTCTGAGCTATCCAAGCGCCTTAATGAGATCATCGAAGATATCATGGGAGACACTCCTATCAACCTAAATTCTGGGGCTGATATGTCTATGGTGGTATATAGCCGTCGGGTTCTTAACCGACACCTACATCAGCAGGTATGGAATATTGGTGTTGGGCCGACAGGAAAGCCTCTTTATCCCCCACGCATGAGTCCTAATGAATTTCATCGGGGCATCAAGTCTACCACAGAGGTTGTGCAGCGTACGATGGCTATATGCTGCCCAGACTGTGCGGGTCATGGAACGATACAGAAATACAAGACCAAAACCGTTTCTCGCAACAAGGTTAAGTCCAAAGTTCAAGGTGATCCATACAAGAACCTATCCAAGTGCCCAGTATGTAAGGGCGTAGGTGCTTTGTATGAAAAGACAGGCAAAGTGGCGGGTCTTCGTATGCACCCACACAACGCAGGATCTGCATCTATTAATGGCTTCAAGACAGACAAGACCACCTTGCTACACCTAATAGGCCAGGCGACGGATAAAGATAACCTACAGGCTGTAGAGTTTCTAACTAAGATGAGCAGACTAAATGCAGTTAATACGTACGTTGATAGCTTTGTAAAAGGTATTGAGAACTGGACCCGTTCAGACGGCATTCTACACAGCAACTTTAATCAGTGCATCACTGCTACTGGTCGCTTGTCTTCATCTAACCCCAACTTCCAAAACCAACCTAAAAGAGGTTTTCCTGTACGAAGGGCTGCTATCTCACGATTTGAAGGCGGCTGCGTGGTTGAGAGCGATTACTCCGCTCTTGAGTGGCGTGTCGCTGCAGAACTTAGTCAAGACAAGCAAGCCTTATCAGACATCACTTCCGGTAAGGACGCACACAAGCAAACTGCGTCTATTATTAATCAGTGTTCCACTGAAGAAGTGACCAAGGATATGCGTCAAAACGCTAAGAAGTACTCGTTCGCTCCCCTCTTCGGGGGCCGAGGAGCAGGAGAACCTGCCCACGTACGCACTTACTTCGATGAATTCTTTAACATCTATAAAGGTCTTGGAGAGTGGCATCAGAAACTAATGGACGGTGTATTAGCTAACGGGACCGTGCAAACACCTTCTGGAAGACAGTACTTCTGGGATGGTGTTCGTAGATTGCGTGGAGGCCGTGTAACAAAAGCAACGCAGATAGTTAACTACCCCGTGCAAGGGTTCTCCACAGGCTGTGTTGTGCCTCTTGCATGCATACGAACTAAGCGTCTCCTTGATCAAACACAACTCAAGTCAAAGATCATACTTACGGTACACGACTCTGTTGTAATCGATTGTTATCCTGGAGAATTTTCTGAAATACAGAAGATCCTACATGAAGCTATGGAAGGTGTAACTGATGAGATTAAAGAGCGTTGGGGTTATGAATTTTCCATCCCACTACCAATAGAGATATCCACAGGAAAAAATTGGTTAGATCAGATAGAAATATCTTGAACTGCGCTACACACTGCGCTACTAACTAAATATCGTAATAAGGATATATATAAAAAATGACCGATCTAGCAGTAGTAAATCCAGAAGAACTTTCAAAACTTGCTTCCATTCTGGGGGCAACACAAGAACGCTCTGCAGGAAATTCACGACTACCTGAACTGAAAATTAATGCGCAGGCAGATGATGATGACGGAAACCCTCTTCCACGCCCCTCCTTCTACCTTAAAGGACAGGCTCAAACTGTTTATGCCGACACCGTGCAATTCCGACCTCTATCTCATCACTATCAGTGGCTGCATTACGATCCAGAGGCCAATAAGCTGGTTAACAAAACACGTATGGTGAAGAACTTTCGTGAAGAGGCTCGTGACATCAAAGGTGGCGTTAAGTGTGGTAAGCCGCCGTACAAGGTAATGCAGGAACTCCCCGACGAAGAGCGGGAGCGTTTCCGTGAAATCACCTTGTTCCGCCAGGTCCGTGGTCTAGTTTCGTATACTGGTAAGACAGTTGCTGGTGAAGAAGTTGTAATTGAAAACGTGCCATGCATTCTAATGCTAAAGGGTTCTAACTACTCTGCGTTTGAATCAGACTACATGGACAAGCTTCCCAGTGGTGCAGCGATCTATGACTATGAAATCACCTTGTCTGCTAAACGCAATAAGAACGGGTCGGTAACCTGGTTCACTTTTGTGTACGGCGAAACCACTAAGGTTCCAATGAGCAAAGATGCTTATGATACGATGCTTGTCATTGCTGAAATGATCACAAAAGAAAACAAGCAGGTAGATGATGCTTACTTTGACGCTATCCGATCCGATAGTATCGACGATGGGGCAATTGACGCTCTTGGCGATGCATTAGACGCTGACTTTGAAGATGTTGCATGAGCCTGCAGGACGACATCCACGCAGTTCTAGACAAGCTTTCCAACAATGAAGGCGACCAGCTAGGAATTGACGAGGCTTGGATTAAGTCTGCTGGCGAAAAGGTGGGTCAAGTAGTGGAAGCTGCTCTGACCCGTCAATTCACTCGCAGAGACGAGGGCTTTCGTCTTCGTATGTCCAACATCGACAAACCACTATGCCAACTACAGATGGCTAAAAGTGGCGCAGTTCCTGAACGGAAAGACTATAACTTTGTGATGCGTATGCTTCACGGTGACATCATCGAAAGCATTATGGATCTTATCCTTGAGATTGCTCAGGCAAATATAACAGGTGGTAAAACTAAAGTTAAACTGGAGCTAGATGGTACAACCATTAAGGGCGAAAACGATATTGAGATTGATAACAAGGTCTATGATATTAAAAGCTCTGCACCGTTTAGTTTTGACCGTAAATGGAAGAAAGGTATCGACGGCTTAAAGTCAGAAGACCCGTTTGGCTATATTGGCCAGTTGGTTGGGTACTCGGAAGCCCAAGGCATGGATACGGGTGGCTGGATTGTTGTTTGCAAAAGCACAGGTCAGGTAGTGGTTGTAGAAGCTGATTTCTCTGACGAGGAAAAAGCAACTGTCCTAGCCCGTCTACAGAAGAACGTTACGGCAATCAAAGATGATTGGCAGTTCAGTAGGTGCTTTGAGCCGGTGGATGACTTTTTTAACCGGAAGTATACCAACTCTAAGAAGCTTCCTATGTCTTGCGGTTTCTGTGACTTTAAGCAGACCTGTTGGCCCAACGCCAAGTTGCTACCGTCTCCCAAGTCTAAGGCTAAAGAGCCACCAAAGGCCTGGTACACTCGGTACGATGGAGTTGATCTCTGATGGCAATCAAACCTTCGTCAGCAAAGGCGAAGGGGCGAAAGCACCAGCAGTGGGTCCGTGATAAAATTCTAGCTTTGTTTCCTACATTGGAACTAGACGATGTTCGTTCAACGAGCATGGGAGCCTCTGGAGAGGACGTACAACTCTCCCCAGCAGCTAGGAAGCTCTTTGCTTACTCTGTGGAGTGCAAGGCCTTTAAGTCCTTCGCAATCTACAAGGTGATGGAGCAAGCGGAAGCCAACTGCCCCAAAGGTGTTCAGCCCCTAGGCGTCATTAAAGCAGATCGACATAAACCACTCGTAGTTGTCGATGCCGTCCATTTTTTCAAGCTACTGGAAAAACTAAAATGAAATATACCGACTTACCCGAAAACAGCATGTGCATACTTATGGAAGTCACTGACGAAGGTTCCCTTAGCGTTAGTGCAATGCAGAACTTGTCAGATCAGCTTGATGAAGAGGTTGCAGACCGATCACTAGATCTACTCAATGGCATCAACCTAACACTACAGAACGGCTATGAACTTACAGAAGGTTTTGGTCGCACAGCCCGTCTCCTAGCTGAAGCTACTTATTTTGAAGAAGATAGCAAGATGCATGAGTTCGAAGATGAGGAACCCATTCTTGATGCACTTGCAGAAAGCAACGTCATTAAAATCAAGAAGAGGTTGAACTGATGTCGGACATGGTCAACAGCCCTCCGCACTATAACGCAGGAAGCCTTGAGTGCATCGAAGCCATTTACGAGGCTTTGGGACATGACGGGTTCAAGCACTACTGCCAAGGCAACGCCCTCAAATACCTTTGGCGTCATCAGTACAAATCCAACCCCATTGAGGATTTGAAGAAGTGCCAGTGGTACATCAATAAAATTATAGAGGCAGAAGAATATGAACTTTGACGACTATCAAACACAGGCAGGAAAGACTGCCATTTATTCTGATGCAGACACCATCATTTACCCGCTTCTGGGTCTAGTTTCTGAAGTAGGCGAACTCGCAGGTAAGTACAAAAAGCTGCTTAGAGACAGCAACGGCCACATCACCCCAGAGTTCCGTGAGGCTATGGCCTTAGAGCTA